CTCTAATCTGCTTAAAGGCATGGAAATATAACCATAAAGGAGCTATTATGGTTTATTTATATCATGGAGAATAGGAGACTTGAACTCCTGACACCCGCCTTGCAAAGGCGATGCTCTACCAACTGAGCTAATTCCCCAGAGGAGGGCAAGAGTATCCACCGACGATAATCTACGATGTGGCATAGGGGACTCTTTGTTTAATACAACGTTCCTTGTTGTACCCTTTAGCGTCTTTCTAGGCTATGTGCCTAGCGACTACTAAAGCCCAAGGTCGGACTTGAACCGACGACCTACGGTTTACAAAACCGTTGCTCTATCCAGCTGAGCTACTCAGGCATCAATCTTGTGGCAGACATTCTGGATTTTCCAGTTCAAGTTCAAATAACATTGGATGGCATTGTTCATCAATCAAATAGAATGATGTTTTATACAAATCCTCTGGTTCGTAACGTCTTTCTTTGTCTGCTACTTCTATAAGATCCAGATCATAAATTGATTCATCTGGAAGTTCATCAAATGTAAAAGGAACATGATTTATGAAATACATTAGAACTATTTGAGTTCCCTTATTGTACCAGCAATATGCAGCATCAATACGGTATTTCATAACTTTATTCTTTTTGTTATTTAGATACCAAAAACCTTTTTGGCATTTTTTTGGCGGGATTTTTTTCCGCCCATTTTTGAAACCAAAAGTCAATTTTGGTAATGGGCATAGTCGGACTTGAACCGACAAGGGAGACTCCCGACTGATTTTAAGTCAGTTGTGTTTACCAATTTCACCATACGCCCGTGAACAAGAGAATTCTATCAGGTATTCTCTTGGTTGTCAACCCCATAAATCGGGGGATGGAAATTGCAATACTCGTTAAAAGTAATTTTCATTTCCTTGTTGGTAAGTCTAGCATGTTCCGCTGCTTTTGGCAAGTTCCATTTTGCATTAAACAGCATTTCCATTGATTTTCTAGTTTCTGGTCTCATAAGATTCAATGATTGGGGAGGGGGAATTTCTTCCCCCAACGCATTCCTTCACACGGACTCTTAAATTATAGCATCATTGCTTGGATCTGTCAAGATGGTTAGAACTGAACCTACTCTTGCAGTATCTGCTTGAAGTTGCTCAATGCCTTTTCTCAAACCATAACGTCTGATTTCAGATTCAGTTCTTTCTCCCTTCAAAGTATTTGCAGTTGTTATCAATGCAGATGCTTGTGATCTTAATGAATTTATTTCACTTTCCAATGTTGCAATAGCAGTTTTACATGCAGTACATGTAGCGTTATCTGATGCTGTTGGTGTTACTGTGGCGATCCCATTAGTTCCTGTCAAATAACCAGGCCCAGTTAAGGAATAATATGTGCCAAGAGATGCTCCACCACTGTTAGTATAAACATTAAAAGATCCTATGCCGCTATTATTTGTCGTCAACGTAGTTGCAGTAATATTTCCATATGGCTGGTCGCCATTATAAGATGACGTGTTTATGTTCCAAGTATTTGCCTGCAATAGATCACGATTAACTGTTGTCGTTGTTGTTGTTCCACAACCAACCACAGATTGAGCTGTTGCACCTATACTAACGATCTGGGCTTGTTTTGTTTGTATTTGTGCATTAATTGCAATAATTTGATTGTCAAACGCCTGGATTGAAGGAAGAAAATCATTGATCTTATCTTCAACTGGAGGAATTAATGGAGTAATAGAATCAATAGCTAAATTGTTTTCACTAATTTTATCGTTTAGTGAGCTGATTGTTCTTTTTGATTGTTCAGTTGCCATTATTAATACCTATAAAATCTTGACCAGGATAATCTTTTACCGAAGTTCCTTCGTATTCTACTACTAATTTATCTAAATCTTTTCTTTCAGCAAACACAGTATAATGACAGTAAACTTTGGTTAACTTTTCAGATCCAATAACAATTTCGTGTGCATTAATATTTTTTACATACAAAGTTGAATCAGAATTTTTCCATGCAGTTAATTGTACTGTAATACTATCTTCATCAACAAGATCTTTCCAATACTCTGGAAGTTTAATGATATGTTCTCCGTCCAATTTTCCTCTATAAAAAACAGCAATTTCTGGACCTTCAATTGCAACATGTCTCAGTCTATGATTTGATTTTGAAGGATGTGGAATATCAAATGGTTTAGCAGGCAACGCTTTGGCAAGATTAACTTCCGTTGTAACATCACCCAAACCAGTTACAGTTATGCCAGCATTAGCAGTAATTCTTGCATTTGCAGTAACGGTTCCCGTAAAAACTGCATTTTTAAATGTTGCGATTTTCTCAACAAAAAATACACCATTAACATTTAATAATGTTTTTACAAAAGTTGGTGCAAGAACATCAACCAATGATCCTTTAATTGTTGTCGTTGGACTTGTCAATGTTGTGATGCTACTTGCAATAATATTATGACTTGTAGCACTGACTTGCAAACCAATTCCAGGAAACGGGGCAATCCCATCACCTAACGCACTGATTTTTAACGCTGTTCCAACAGCGTTAAGAGATGGAATAATATTTACTACTGATGTTTTGGGGAAAGCAGGCCCCATAATACCATCAACCAATGTCCCACCAACAATTAAAGGCCCGTTAATTGTTGCAAGACCTGGAAGTGCTAATGGATTTTTGGGAATGAATGTTGGATCTGACAATCCAACATGAAAATTGTTTTCTACACCTAAAGATGGAAAATTCATAATATTATCCTATGCCAGTTAATGATTTTAAAATACTATTTGTTGCACCAAGAATGCCTCTGGACAAATCTATCGTTGACCCACCAGTTGACATACTACCAGCAATATTTAAGAAGGATTTTCCTGCCAAATCCATAGCCAAACTTGCACTCATACTTATATTTGTAGCTGCAACTTTAACGGTATCAGATGATGTCAAATTAATATCATTTGTTGCGATGATATCAACATTTCCATTAGATTCATTATCAGTTTCAGGACCTGAAGCATTTATGACTACATTTCTTGCGTTTAAATATAAAGTTCCAGAAGGAGCTTCAATCATAATATCGCCTTTTGCGGCACGAATCCATTTTGCAGGAACGTATGGTTGATTTGCATCAGAGTTTGGTGGAAGCTCTGTTCCAACAACTTCACAAGAAAATCCACTAACAACTTTTACATTTCGACCATCATTCTCTCCATAAATTTCACCATCACCATTTTTACAGATCATAGAATAATTTACTTTACCATGAATGGGTAAAGTATTTCCACCATCTATTCTATAATTATTTTTTATGTCTAGATCTATGCTCATTTTTGTACACAATCGACGACTTTAACCACTCTACCGACTCCAAGTTCTCCTTCTTCTTCTTTATTTACCTGAATAAATTTAAAGCTTGGTTTTAAGGTAGCTCCTGCACCAGACAAACTAATTAATAAAATTTCTGGTATCTGTGTGAATCCATATCCAGGTTTAGTAATTGTTACTCCTGTGACAGATCCATTTGGACCAAAAGATAAATCAAATTCAGGTAAAGTTACTTGACCAATATCGTTATCTCCTGGAATTACAAGAACAGATGTGCCATCTCCGTAACCCAATCCAATATTATCGACATCAACGTTTGTTAATTGTGTTACATATGAATTTGAATTTGTATCATTATTATTATCAGATGAAATTTCAACTGGTTCAGAACCTATCTCTTGATATGTTTGTCCATTTAAATACCCAGATCCAGGTTCAGTAATTAATATTCTAGATACCTGACCATTTTCAACAACTGCAGTTGCTTTTGCACCTTCACCATTGTTACAAGAATCTATGATAGAAATATAAGGTGGCGCAAAATATCCAGACCCGCCACTCAAAATAGATGCCCCAATCATTTGACCAACATTGTTAACAATTGCTAGGGCAGATGCTCCATTTCCTCCGCCGCCAAGAATAGCAATTGATGGAGGGCCACAACGTAAAACTTCAGGTGTACAACTTCCAAATTGAAGATCAACTCCTTCCAATCCAAGATCTCTATAAAGATCATCTCTAAGATTTTTTAGTCCTCCAGAACCAGCTTTCTTTAAAATCTTATTAAAGTTATCAATTTCTTTTTGCGAAGGGCCATATCTTGTAGTAAATTTTTGAGGAGGTTTACAGTTTCTTTCTTCACAATTAAGCAAGCCTTTAATAAAGCCAACTGCATTCATTGCTTGAGTAAGAATATCACTTGCATTTCCCAAAGCTCCACCTAAGAAATTACTTAACTGCTGTAACGTTGGACCGATTGCATCAGACAATGAGTTAAACATACTGGATAGCATTTGCCCGACAAAGTTTTCAATCAAACAAACACTAGTTCCTAACACTTGACCAACTAAAGCTTTTAATTGATTGATAACATATGTAAGAATTTTTTTAATGAATTTTTTAAACAAACAATAGATGGTTGACAGATAAGTTCTTACAACTTGACCTGCAGCATTTTGTTTTGGTTTTGGAAACAAGTCTGCAATTAAATTATCCATCTTTTTGGATATGTAATCAAATAACCATTTCATTCCCCACTTAACCATGTCAGTAAAGACACTAGATATTAACATTGCAGATTCTCTTATTTCACTTTCTATGTTTCCAATTTTATTAGAAATTCCTCCAACATATAAATTAGCGTAAGCTTGATATCCTTCCATCCTATTAATAAAATCTTCTAAGAAATCTTCAATCTTAGAAACTTTATCAGTTTTACATATGTTTGGTGGATTAGATTTTATATCACTGGTAGCTGCAAACTTTTTATCAGCTAATGTACAAAACTGTGGTTTCTGTCTTGCTTTATCTTCGATTCCACTCTTGGATTGTGCCGTAGATATTCCAGCATTAGTAGAACTACCTACACCCGTTATAACATTTTGTCCACCTGGAGTATTATTTCCTACAGGTATTTGATGCTGCCCCAATTCACCAGGGCTTACTGATAAAAATTCAGAACTTTGTTGCTGAACAACTTGTGTGGTGCTAATTTTATCTCTAATGTCAGATCCTTTATACAAAGATCCAACAATGACAGGTTGCTGCCCATCATCACCATCTAAGAAAAATCCAAATACAGTTTCTCCACCTTTGTATTGATGTGCCTGTCCTTGCGAAAGTACACCATTTGCAGTTCCAGGTGGAACTAAAATATGTGCCCATGGCAAATCAGTGTCTGGTAATTTACCACCATCTTTAGTGTGGTAACCAAAAATTCTTACCTTTACTCTATTGTAATATAGAGGTTCTTTGTCTTTCTTTGCAGGAAGATTTGATGTGCTTGATTTGGAAGATGCAGGAACTGAAACAGCTCCAAGCCACCATACAAAACCATCTCTTCCAAGATAGTGTGTTTTAACTAATTGATTGGAAGATTGATCAAGAAACATTAGTCTTCAAAAATTTTACATTCGGGAGCGTTTGGATTTGTATCACAATAAAGTTCAAGTGGAGTTGGATCATGCGTATCTTCAGGATGACGTTCTTGATAGGATTTTAATTCTTCAAGTTCACCCTCAATGTGACGACGCATTTGTGGAGATACCGTGGGATCTTCAAGTATCTCTTTATCTTTTTTGATGTGTGCTTCGATGTTTTCCATTTTATGCTATCTGAGTTTTAATTTCGTAAGAATCTCTAATTAATTCAAGACTAGTATAACATTGTTTACCAGCGAATGCATGACATAAAGCAGATATCATATAACGACCTGTATTTTGAGACTCATAACTTTTGTTTTTCAAAGTGGAAGCTGATTCTGGAATTCTACATTCTATTACTTGACCAACTCTTAAAGATGGATTACATGGAATAGTAATTTTCAACACTTGTGAAAATAGAAGATTGTATCTTACCACAGCTTCTGATTGATATTTAGGTAGATCTGGATACATTGTATCCGTACTCAGCTTGCCAGTTTTATCTAGATTCCCAACATCTAAAGTTCTAACATAATATCTAGAGGGAAATTCTTGTATGTTTCCTGGTAATGGTGGATATGTTTCTGTTAGTTTTTGTGCTGAGGTTTCTATCTCTTTATTATACTTCTGTTGTAGTTTATAGTCAACAAATTTTGGCTCATTAGTATACAAATTGTAAAAGAAGTTATTGTTTGAATACATTCCAAGTCTTAATGAATTCAAGATGTCATTGTTTTTTTGAACATAAGAAGTCAAAATTCTATATTTTTCTCCAGCATTTTTTTCAACCTTTGCTTCATCTTGAGTGTAAATTAATGTATCATTAGATCCCTTTAAAAGCGTGTTAATACTTTTAAAAACAAATCCATCTTGGGTTTCAAAGAAAAAATATCCTGGTGATTTTTTCTCACCAGATGATACTGCCTTTGGCATTAAAAATGTAAACAAATCAAATGGTCTTTTGTTATTTCCTATAAAAGAATATTTGTTCGATGTTGCTTCTGTTTTTATATTTTTATTACTACCAAGAGCTTTGAATATTTTTTCTACACTAGTGGCTATATTACCATCAAATCTATTTGGTATTCTAACAACTTCATTCTTAAGTGTTTCAAATGAGACTAATTCTAAATTATAAACACTTTTGTTTGATTGCTTTATGACTTGCATACTTCTGACTCTAAAAGAAATTCTGATTTCTGTTTCAGGAAATTCAGGAACTCTTATAGAACCAGTTAACTCTTCCCCACCATATAATTCAAGACCATTTGAACCAAGAATATCTACTGCCCCAAACACAATGTTAGCAGTCATTCCAGGAGACATCACATTTTCATATAATGAAAAACTGGAAATAGAATTTGATCCCAAATTAATTTCCGTAAGATTGGAACTTGATTTGAGAAGTTTTAATTTAAACTGACCATATTCAAAACTATTTTCTGCAGACATTAACCAGTAGGTACAATAAAGAACGGATTGGGTCTAGGTTTATTTATTGGCTTACTCGCAGCAGAAGCAATTTCTGGTTGAAGTAATGGATACGATGGTTCTGGTGCTTGAGGAGTATTGAATGATATAAGACCTGCACTTGTTTTTGTTGGAGTTTGACTTATTTTTTGTACGTTTGTATTTGATACTGGTTCCGCTTTAGGTTGTCCACCTCTCCATTCAAAGTGCCATGGTTCATTTGAAACTGTTGGAACCCACCCATACTTTGCACCATATCTGTTAATCCATTGCTGTGCTCCTGGAGAACTAATGTCAATTGCAATGCCCCAACCATGTGCTGATGTTCCTGGTGGTGCTGCACCTGGATTTGTTGGACTCCATGTTCCCAATTCATCCACAAGAGCCTGCTGTTCTTCTACAGTTCTATAAGCACTACTCAATTTAAAATACACTTTATCTTTTGCAGCTGCTGCTTTCATTTCAAGATATGCATCTGCAGCTGGTGTCCATAATTTAAAACCATCACCAACATCTTTTAATTGATCTGCTTTTAATCTTCCATTTGTTCCATCTGGTTTAGAACCTGTTACTGTTTCTTGAATTTGAGATGCCAATAAACCACCAGCACCAACTCCCATCATTGATTGTAGAATAAGTCTATCTACTTTTGAATCAACATTTCGTTGCTGTTCTTTTCTATTTTCTTCTATACGTTTTCTATTTACTTTCTGTACTGCAGTTTCTTCGTTATCTTGTATTTGATTATTGTATTCATCTTCTTCTCTTTGAATACTTTTTTTGATTGTTTTTAAAATGCCTTCATTAGTTTTAAGTAAACTTTTTTTTGTTAGATATTCATTCTCATTTTTATTAATAAGATAATCTAATCCTTGCAATCTAATATTAACATTTTGTATGTCCTTTTCAACATCAGCTGCTGTTATTTTAGCCATGATACTTAAACAACAACATTAGTTTGTAAAGCTATCGATGCTGGATATGGATCGTTCCTATTTACTGCAGAGAAAATTGGGTTCGTTGCATCTGCAGATGTATCCGATACTGAAGATGCTGGAGCACTTTGTTGTTGTGCTGCTGGAGGTAAAATTGCAATCATGTTCTGTGATTCAGCAGTATCTTGCATCAATGTTTTTGTATTCAATTCAACTTGTGCAGCAGAAACCATAGCTCCTGGAGTTGATATTTTTGCTACAGAAGATGGATCTCCAGTTGCTGCAGGTTTATTAAGACTTGCACTTGCTATTGGTTGAGTTTGAGCTGCTGGAGTTGCTGATGCTTGTTCATTATTATTTGTCGATCCTTCATATTCCTTTTTAGCACTATCCAGATATGCCTTATAAGTTCCTCCAGTGTATACAGTCCATGGTGAAAAATTAGATCCTCCAGAAATTGCTAAGGCTGCTTTAGCATTTGTCATAGGATCACGCAATTGATCTGGATTGGTTACGCCTAATTGTGTAAGAGCAGCTCCACCTTTATGTGCTAACCAGTTGATTTGCCACAGTCCAATTGAATATTCATTTTTCATATCTGGATCTGTACCAGATTTCACAGTATCAATTGCAGGGTCTCCACGAGATTCCCCCATAGCAATTGCTGCAGCAAGAGGTATGTTGTCTCCTTTGAACCCTACTTGCTCAGCAAGATTAACTAAGTCTTTCATAGAAAGAGTTCCACCAGGATAATCAAATTTATCTTGATTATCTTGGTTATTAAGTCTTTCTGTTAAAAATCCTGCACCCAACCCTAAAGAAGCAGTTAATAAATCCATTTGTCGATTGGATTCCATTGTTCCTACAACTTCTTCTTTAGATGCTTCTGAAGTTTCTGCTATTTGTCCAGCACCTTGTTGCAAAGCTTGCAATGCAACTGCCTTTGAAATTTCAGACTGTTGCTGTATTGCTAATTTTAATTCTGCTCTTTTTTGTGAATCTCTTTCCTTTATGTCTCCGATAATTAATGAAAACAATCCAGACAATTCTGATGTTAATTTGTTTACTCTACCTGTTAAACTATCAACCAAACTTTGCAATCTTATATTTTCAACATCTTCTTTTAAATCATCACTTTCAGATTTCAAATCTATTTGAGTATTGATAATATTCAATAGATTAGATAAATCAAATCCTCCAGATAATATGGGGGTCTTAACTGCAGGTTGTGGAGCAGCAGCTTCCACAAGAGACTCCTCTCCTCTACCAAAAAATTTACTGATGTTTAATGGTTTTGGCGATTCTTCATCCATTTTTTTGTTTCTCTGCTTCCTTTTCTTCTATGTACTGTTTTAGAAGTTCAAGATATATCTCTCTCTCCCATGGCATCATGTTTTCAATTTCAGTTAATGAATATTTGTGTACATGCATTAGCGCAAAGTTGATCCTGTAATAAGTTTCAAGATCTTCTTTGGCTAGGGCTAGCCGAAAAAATCGGATAAGCCCTCCAAAACGACACTAGTTTCTTTATTTGTATTTGGATTAACAACTGTAATTGTATGAGATAATTTAGGCATTGTTTTAAAAAACTCCTCAATTTTTTTGTATTGTTTTGGAGTTAATTTTTCAACATAAGAAATTAATTCAGTATCAGTACAATCAGATGCCATCCAACAATCTTCATCGTTATAAACACTTTCAATACATGATGCAATGAGTTTTACAGATCTCTCAACATTCTCAGAAGATTTTTCTGAAACGTCAAAGTTGTTTTCAATAAATTGATTTAAAGATGGATATTTCATCTTCCAATAATATCCATTTTCCATATTAATTTTATCAGTATGTCCCTCAGGATATTGAACCTGAATTTCATCCACAAATAAGGTTACTGGAATTTTGATTTCAGGATCATCTATACAGGTAATATTGAGTTCAATCGCTTCACCAATTGCCTTAGCACGAATATTTAAGAACAAATATTCAATATCAAAAGAAGGCAACTCATCAATCTTAATTCCTTTTGTCAAAATACAATTAGATAAAACTTGTTTAATTGTATTTGTAACTTGTTGAGGATCTCTAGATTCTAAAGCAATGATTAAAAGTTTTTCTTCTCTTACAATAAATGGTCTAAACTTAATCTTCTTTTTATTTGAAGGAAGAACAAGCTCAAACTGGGGTACAGTAATTTCTGGTAAAGGCATAGTATAGAGTCAGGTAAATTTATTTATTAGGCAGCTCCAAAGAAGTTTGCCGTATTCGTAGCATCTTGTCTTCGATCACCAAAATTATTATAGTATTCATTTGTAAGAACGTTTCCCAAACTATTAGTATTAAAAGTTTGTTCGTTAGGTTGCAGTGCATCTCTTACCGCCGAATCTGGAACAGTTATTGCAGACTCATATATTTTTGCCGCAGCCAAATTTCTCCTAATAATATAACGAGAATAATTAAAGTTAACTGTGAACGTTAATATTTCACTAGCTTGATAGCTAACTGGTGAAACAATAATATTAGATGGGTATGCTTGAATAAATTCATAGGTTAAATAGCTACTATTAAAAGTTCTAACTTGTTGTGAATTTATTCTCGTCGATGTATTTAGATCTTTTTCAAATTTAGTTACTAAAATACGTTGGCAATAATCATTTGGATATCTAAATTTCATAAAATTATTTTCATTGCCAGCAAGAGGATAATCTTGCCCCTGATCTGAAGAAGTAACCACACCATTGCCAGAATATAATGGGTTAATAAAGTTAATCCATTCTTCAAAAAATCTTATGATCTTATGATTATGATCCACATAAAACGTCATTGTCAGTTCAGGATACTGACGTAAAATTGGATACTTTTCTATAACTCCTTGTCTATTACCAATTGTATCTGTAGTCTTAAAGTTTGGACCTGGAAGAACCGTTCCTGAACATAGCAATTCAATCGCTTCAATTGGATCCAATCCTTCACTATCTATTGTATCATATATTCCAGCAGTTTTAAACCAACTAACAAGTCCTGCATTCCCAGCAGATCTGTTGCTCAATGGAAATGCAACTTTATAAAATGTATTAAGAGATACTTTTGAAAAAGTATTTCTTATTTGTTCTATTGGATAATAAAGCCTGGTGTTACTTGACATCTAGCAAGCTAAATATTTCGGGTATTTATACTATGTATATGTATTATCAAGGGAAATTTTCTCCCAAAAATTATCTGAAGTATAAAGGCGATCCTACAAATATAGTTTACAGATCATCATGGGAATTAATTTTCATGAAATACTGTGATGAGAATCCAAATATTTTAGAATGGGGTAGTGAGGAAATAGTAATACCATATCGAT